GAATCGTTTCCGCTGGCAGGACGCTTGGGCGTACTTGGCAACTGGTCTGGTTTGCCGGCGAACCGGCTGATCCCGGGTGTCTCAACAAGCGCGCCGAAATGTGGAAGCTTATGCGCGACTGGCTCAAAGAAGGCGGAGCTATCCCGGCAGATATGGTCCTCTATAACGATCTGATCGGCCCGGAGACGATTCCGCGCCTGGACGGCAAGATTCAGATCGAATCAAAGGACCTGATGAAAAAGCGCGGGCTCAAAAGCCCGAACCATGCGGACGCACTCGCCATTTCGTTTGCCTGGCCGGTTTCGAAGAAGAGGGCGAGGGGCGCCAAGGCGGCGGTTTGCGAGACCGAATACGACCTTTTTAAGGACCTTTAGTGATGTGCATCGGGCAAAACGGGCAGATGAGCGGCGGGCAAGGCGGGGCTGTGCCGGACCTGGCGCAGAACCCGCAGGCCGCGGCGAGTTTGCTCAGCAGCGCAGTGACCAAGCCGAAGAAGGGGAAATAATGCAGCTACCGATCATCAAGGCCATTGTGGACGTCTGGGCCTCGGCGCTAAAGACCCATCACCTCTTTGAACAGAGGAAGGGGTCGGTCCAGAAGTGCGACAGGGCGAAGGCGAACCTCGGGCGGCTGGAAAATGCCGTGAAGAAACGCAGGGCACATAACCGCATGGCGGCCGAGAGCCGGCGCGCGCAGCAACGGAGGGCGGCATGATAGAGCCTAAAGACATTGAAAACCGCTTTGCGTACCACGCGCCGAGCGAACTGAAAGTGAAAAGGCATGCGTTTGTCCGCGAAAGCATAAAGAAAATTGCGGACACCATAAACGTCCTTGTGCCGGACGGCCGGGAGAAAGCCCTGGCGATCACTCACCTCGAGGACGCCATGATGTGGGCAAATGCGGGTATCGCCCGCAATCCGGAGGTTTAGCGGCCATGTGTTTCGGTGCATCTCCTTCTGTTCCAGCGCCTCCTGCGGCGCCGGCGCCTCCTCCGAGTCTGCCGGATTCGGGTGTGCAGGGCGCGGGGGCAAATCAGCGTAACCTTGCGGCATCGGCCTACGGGGCGAGCCAGACGATTCTAACCGGGCCGATGGGTTTGCAGACCAAGGCCGACACGACGGCGAGCGGCAAGACGCTACTGGGGAATTGATGCTTACCTCCGGTCATTATCCGATCTGGGTTTCAACTCGGGTTGTCGCACGCAAGATGTTTGGTCAACGATACAAGTTGATCGAGGGCGGCAAGGATTTTTGTATTGGGGAACTGAGATGAAGTGCCCCTCGTGTGGGTCGTTGCTTGAAAGCGAAAGGGCCATGGGCATGACCGTGGTTCACTGCACGGTTTGCGGATACGAGGAATACGTGTTTCGAGGGGCTACACAGCGGCGGAGCGTTTACTGTCACGGAGTCGCGGAACTAACCGGAGAACTGACTTGGGCGATGTAATTCCTTTAACCTCTCAGGTAAATAAGATCGCTCAGATATCGGATCTGCGGCGCTACGTGGATAGAAGGCTCGTTGGCCTTCGCACCGACCGGTGGAGCTACTGGCAGCACTGGAGGCAGCTCTCGGATTTCATATTGCCCAGGCGCGGGCGGTACCTGCAGACGCCCAACCAGGCCACGAGGGGAGACCCTGTTGGATCCAGAATTATCAACGAAACTCCAACGCTTTCAGCGCGGACGCTGTCCGCTGGTCTTATGGCGGGACTTACTTCACCGGCTCGGCCTTGGTTTCGTCTTAGCATTCGCGACATGGATGTATCTGATAATACTCCTGTTCGGCTGTGGCTGGACGAAGTCACGAAGAGGATGCTCACGGTCCTCAGCCAGTCAAACGCCTACAACGCCCTGCACGTGATCTACGAGGAGCTGGGGGTGTTCGGTACCGGGTGCATGCTGGTCGAGGAAGACTATAACGATGTGATCCGGTGCCAGACGTTGACCGTGGGGGAATATTACCTGGCGAGCTCGGGGCGAAATCAAATCGATACCCTTTACCGGGAGTATGTGCTCGCGGTGGGGCAAGTGGTTGAAAGGTTCGGGCTCGAGAGCTGCAGCCCGCAGGTCAAATCCCACTGGGCATCCGGACAGCTCGATAAAGAGGTAAACGTTGCTCAGGCCATCGAGCCAAACGACACTCGCGCGCCCCAGGTTGCGGGCCTCAAGGGCCGCCAGTACCGGTCGGTCATCTGGGAGTGGGGACAAAGCCAGAACCTGGTGCTCGATCTTCGCGGCTATCACGAGCTTCCGTTTTGCGCGCCCAGGTGGCACGTGATCGGAAACGACTCGTACGGCCGGGGTCCGGGCATGGAATGCCTCGGCACGTCGAAGATGCTCCAGCAGTTGGAGAAGCGGACGGCCCAGGCGATAGACAAGGTCTTAAATCCTCCGATGGTCGCCGATGTGAACATGAAAAACGAGCCTGCATCGCTTCTTCCCGGGGGCATTACCTACGTCGCAAATCTGGGGCAGAGCGGATTCAAGCCGGCATACGAAGTGCCTCCGGACATCCGGGGGGCCGAGGAAAAGATCACGAAGGCCGAGAACCGCATAAAGAGCACGTTTTTTGCGGACCTTTTCCTCATGATCGCACAACTCGATACGGTCAGGACCGCAACGGAGATCATCGAGCGAAAGCAGGAAAAGATGCTGATGCTCGGGCCGTTTCTGGAGCGAAGCCAGTTCGAGTTGATAAATCCCTTCATCGAACGGCTCTTTGCGATCATGCACCGCGTGGGGCTCATTCCGCCGGCGCCGCGGGAAATCAGGGGAAGGGCGCTTGATATCGAATGCGTGTCAACGCTTGCCGACGCTCAGAAGAGCACGGCCACAACCGGGATCGAGCGGCTTGTGGCGTTCGTGGGTAATCTTGCCGCCGCGAAGCCGGAGGCCTTGGACAATGTCGATTTCGATGAAACGGTTAGAGAGTATGCCGATTTGATCGGGGTTACACAGAAACTGATCGTCGCGCAGCAGAAGAGGGACGCCATAAGGAAACAGCGCGCGCAACAGGCGGCACAGCAGCAGGCCGCACAGATGAGCATGGCGGGGGTGCAGGGGGCGAAGACGCTTTCAGAGACCGATGTTGGCGGCGGCCAGAACGCACTCATGAAGATGATTGGAGCGGGCGGGCAGTAAAGCATTGACCCGGTCGTGGACGGATCAAGGACAGAACGCAGAGGACGCAGAGAAAATCAGCGAACGGCATGGAGGGGATAGATGATCAGGCTACAGCAGGGTGTCGACAACATGGGCAATATGATTATCTCGGCCATGCAGCAGTCGGACACGATCTACGTCAACCTTATGGTTGCCAGTACCGCTCAGTATGTGACGCCTCCGGCCGGGGCCAATTTCTGCCTGTTTGCAGCGTCGGGCGGGAACGATTTCTGGATGATGCTTTATCCAACGACGGTATCAAGCGGCCTGGCGATCCCTGCCGCCACCGCGACGGAAGCGGCGGCAGCATACACGATCCCAGAACTCAATCCGCTTATACGGCAGATCACGGGGATGAAGACTATCGGGCTTATTTCAGGGGCCACACCGCTGATTACCCTGGCGTTCTACGCCTAAAGGAGACGGACGTGTACAACACGAAAGTCATCAGAGTCTATTTCGCGCTGAAGAGGATGTAGCGTGGCTGAAGAGAAAGTGCCCTACAACGCAGGCGATGTGGCCCACGTCGGGCAGGCGCAAAAGACGAAGAGGATCCGCGAGCTGCAGACGAAGGGGGCGCTGCGGACGCTTCTATCCGATCCCGCCGGCAGGATGTGGATGTGGGACCTTCTCGCGCGCTGCGGGGTGTTTCATCTTTCCTTTTCCAGCGACGCTCTGCGGATGGCGTTTAATGAGGGCCGCAGAGATATTGGGAACCAGCTCCTGGGCGATATCAACCGGATCAGCCCGGAGTTTTATATGAAGATGCAGATGGAGAACGGGGGGAAGGCAGAGTAAGCGTTTAAAAATTGAGGGACGGGGTCCGTTTTAGCCCGGCGGGGTGAGAGCGGCGAAAGAATAAGGAAGGCGCAGTTGGGTGCCCAACCACTCAACTTGCGCCTTTTTTATTGCCCCCGGGGAAAGGGACATTCGATGCAGCGGCATTTGCAACTTCGCCTTTGGTCCGAGCCGGCCCTACCGGAAATTCGCCGAAGCGAAGAAGCGAGTGCGCGGCATACCCAGCTTAGCCTTTGGAGCGAATCGGTTCAACTCGAAATTCGGCGAGGGGAAAAAGCGATGCAGCGACATGTACAGCTTCTTCGGGACGTGCTCAGAGGGAAGCCGGCGCATCTTCGCTCTCCGGAGTGGGCCCGGGTGCGCAAAGCTCACCTGGTCGATGAGCCGTGCTGCAGGTGGTGCGGAGAAACGACACGGCTCCAGGTCCACCATAAGCATCCGTTCCACCTGGCGCCGGCGCTTGAGTTGGATCCAAAGAACCTGATCACCCTGTGCGAAGAGGGGGGATATCTCAATTGCCATCTGTGGCACGGCCACAACGGCGACTGGAAGAGTTTCAACGACGAGATCGAAGAGCAGTGCGCGGAGCATCTGTGCACGCCTGACCACGATCTTGTCGACCGCATACGGCGCGAGGACCCGGAGCTCTATGAGTTCCTGACGAATGCACGAAAAGCGAGGGAAGGGAAATAGTTTATGGAAACACCGGAATCCACTCCAAGCCCAACACCTGCACCCGATGCGGGTTTGACTCCACCGGCTCCTCTGATTGGAGATCCCCCAGCATCGCAAACAGCAGAGGAACAAGCTGCCGCCGAAGCCGCCAAAACGGCCGAAGCTGCAAAAGCTGCTGAAGCTGCCAAGGCTGGTGAGCCCAAATACGACAAAGACGGCTTCGAGCTCGATGCCGAAGGCAAGCAAAAGCTCGACGCCGAAGGCAAGCCGATCAAAAAACCCGAAGGCGAAAAACCGGCGGCAAAAGCGCCGGCGGAATATGCGGAGTTTACGCTCCCGGAAGGGACAACGCTCGACGAGCAGAGCGCAACTGAGTTCAAGGGGCTGGCAAAAGAGCTGGACCTGACTCAGGAGCAAGCGCAGAAGCTCCTCGATTTCGGCGGCGGGAAGATCCGCGCGCAGGTAGAGGCGCCATACAAGTTGTGGGCTGAGACCCAAACCAAGTGGCAGGCCGAGGTGAAAGCCGATCCGGAGATCGGTGGGACAAAGTATGAAAGCTCGATTGCGGCAGCAAGCCAGGTGTTTGTGCCGGGCGAGTCAAACCCGTTCGTGAAAGACGCCAAGGAGGCGACGGCCTTAAAAGAGGCGCTCAACATGACCGGGGCCGGCAACAACCCGGCAATCGTCAAGATGTTCGTGAAGATGGGCAATTTACTGAAAGAACCCGGAAGCTTAACCGGAAATCCCGTGAAGGACACCGGGGCAAAGCTTCTCGAAAACATGTACCCAACAATGAAGAGTGAACAGTGAGCAGTGAAGAGTGAAGAGTGAAAACCGCTTCGTGCTTCATGCTTCATAAGGAGTGAATAGATGTCTCAAACGACTATCGGACCTGCAGCGCTCACACTGGCTGACTGGGCAAAACGCATAGACGATGACGGAAA